GGTGACGGCCTGCGGAAACGGCTGGCGGAGCTGGAGAAGCTGGCCCCGGAAATTCCAAAGCGTCTTGCCTCCATCGCGGAGGGCGCGACCCTCCGGGCGGTGGAGCTGGCGGCGGCCCTGACGCCCCCCAACACCTTCGCCCACGGGGAGCTGCGGGGCGTCAACATGATTTCCGGCGAGCTGGCCCAGCACTGGGCCACGGACAGCCAGACTGTGCCGGAGGTATCCGGGGAAAGCCTGACCACCGTGCTGGCTAACGATATGGAATATGCCAGCTATGTCAACGACGGCCACCGGGTAGACCGGCATTTCGTCCCCGGCCTCTACGTTGACGAGGAAACGGGCCTGCTGTCCCGGGATCTGGACGGGAAGGGCGGTCTGATGGTAGGCGTCAAGTCTGCCTACGTGGAGGGCCTGCACATCACGGACCAGGCCCTTGACAAGTACGGCGAGACAGTACAGGCGGAGCTGGAAAAGCTGACAAAGGAGCTGGGGCAATGAGATTCACCATGCAGGCCCTCACCCGCTCCCTGGCGGACTATCTGGCTCCCTCCCTGCCGGGGATGGCGTTCTACGACAACCCCAACCAGCAGGGCACCAGAACGCCCGCCCTGTTCCTCCAGCGCACCCGCGCCAGCATCAAAGGCAAAACCGGGGGCCGCTTCCTGCGGGAGCTGGGACTGGATCTGGTGTGCCTCATCGACTACAACCAGGTGGACATGGAACGCCAGTATACCCAGGTGGCCGACGTGCTGGACGCGCGGCTGGACGCCTTCCCCTACCGGGCCGGGGAGGACGGAGAAACCGCCCTCCTGCGAACCTATGGACGCGACTGGTACATCCGGGACGACGCCCTGCACTACAAATTCGACTTGAAGCTCTGGATGAGCCGCGGGGAGGACGAAGCCCTCATGCGCTCCATCCAGACCTACGCCGAGGAGGTAACGTAATGGCAGCTAAGACCGAACGGCCCAAGGCGGCCCCTGTCCGGTATCCCACCGCCCGGCTGTTGGACAGCAGGGCCCTGTCGGGCTATCAGCGGGATTTCGCCGCCGCCCTGCTCCCCGGGCCGGAGTACACCCTCCAGGAGGCCAAGGCCATCCTGGACAAATTCTTCCAAGGAGGTGGCCGCTGATGGCAGGCGGAACCTGGGACGCGCAGAATAAGGCGCGCCCCGGCATTTATTTCAGATTCAGGAGCGCGGGAGCCGCCCCGGTGTCCCAGGGCAGCCGGGGCACGGCGGCCATCGCCAAGGCCCTGTCCTGGGGCCCGGTGGGGGAGGTTGTGTCCCTCGCCGCCGGGGAGGACCCCGCCCCCGCGGTGGGCTATGCCCTGACGGAACCCAAGGCCCTGTTCCTGCGGGAGCTGTTCAAGGGCACCAACGTCACCGGCGGGCCCACCAAGGTACTGCTCTACCGCCTCCCGGCGGAGGGCGCGGCCCCCGCGTCCGCCTCCCTCGCCGGGGAGGACGGGGAAACGGCCCTCACCGTCACCGCCCGCTATCCCGGCGTCCGGGGCAACGACATCGCGGTGCGCATCGACGCCGGGGTGGACGAGCCGGAGGTCTTTACCGTCACCACCCTGGTGGACGGCAGGGCGGTGGACGTACAGCAGGCGGGAGCAGCGGACGCCCTGGCGGACAACGGCTGGGTGAGATTTTCCGGCCCGGGGCAGCTGGCCGCGTCGGCGGGGGTGTCCCTCGCCGGGGGCGCGGACGGTACGGCGTCCAACGCCGCCTACGCGGAAGCCATCACCGCCCTGGAACCCTATTCCTTCGACATCCTGGCCTACGACGGCACGGACAGCACCGTGCGGCAGGCCATGGCCGCCTTCGTGAAGCGGCTGGCGGAGCAGGAGGGGCGGCACAGCCAGCTGGTGGCCTCCGGGGCCGCCGGGATGGACAGCCGGTTCGTCATCGACGTCAACGGCGGCGTGGTGCTGGAGGACGGCACGGAGCTGGCCCCCAATGAGACGGTGTGGTGGCTGGCGGGGGCCCAGGCCGGGGCGCAGTATTACCAGTCCCTCACCTGCGCCGCCTACCCCGGCGCGGCGGACGTGGCGGAGCGGAAGTCCAACAGCCAGATCGAGGAGGGCATACGGGCCGGGAGCATCGTCCTCAGCCGGGAGTTCGGGCAGGTGCGGGTGGAGACGGACATCAACACCCTGACCACCTTCACCCCGGAGCTGGGCAAGGTGTTCCGCAAGAACACCACCATGCGGGTATGCTCCGCGCTGGCCAACGACCTGTACCGGGAGTTTTCGCTGAACTATCTGGGCAGGGTGAAAAACAATGGGGAGGGCCGGGGGCTGTTCAAGGGGGCCGTCCTGGGCTATCTCAAGGCCATGTACGACAAGGGAGCCCTGCGCCTGCGCCCCACCGGGGACGACGTGGCGGTGGAGCCGGGGGACGAGCCGGACAGCATTGTGATCGCCGTGGCCCTCGCCATCGGGGACGCCGTGGAAAAGGTGTACCTGACGGTGACGGTCAATTAAAGAAGGGGGAGTGTAAATGAGTTTTCTGCTGGAACGGGACACGCTGAACGGCGCGGCGGGCAAGGCGGTGATCACAAGGGACGGCCAGGTGCAGGAGCTGTTCGGGGCCAAGAACGTGAAAACCCAGGCGGAGACGGCGGTGTCCGACATGAAGGTGATCGGCACCAAGAAGGCCCAGCAAAAGCCCGGGGCGGTGAAGCTCACGGGCACCATGACGGTCTACTACGGCACGCCGCTGTTCCTGGACATGGTGGCCCAGTACATCCGCACCGGGGTGATGCCCTACTTCAACCTTCAGGTCACCAACGACGACCCCACCACCACGGTGGGCACCCAGACCGTGGCCTACTACAACTGCAAGCTGACCGGGACGATCCCCCTGTCCGTGCTGGACGCGGACGCGGATATGCTCACCATGGACGTGGGCTTCACCTATGAGGATTTCGAGCCGCTGTCCAGCTTCCACGCCCCCGCCGGAACGGGGAACTGAGAAAGGAGTCAACGCCCATGAGCAATCTCAACGCCTTTTTGAACCCCGCCAGCCCCCTGGAACGCCAGGAGGTGGTGGTATCCAAGCGGTTTCGGCAGGAGGACGGCTCCCCCGCCCCCTTCGTCATCCGCCCCCTGTCCCAGGGGGAGAACGACCAGCTGATCCGCAAATCCACCCGGCGGGTGAAGGTGAACGGACAGCTGGTGGAGCAGCTGGACCAGACGGAGTACGGCCGCCGGGTGGTGGTGGCCGCCACGGTGGAGCCGGACTTCTCCAGCCCGGAGCTGTGCAGGGCCTGCGGTACGCTGGACCCCCTGGAGGTGCCGGGGAAGCTGCTGCTGGTGGGGGAATACGGCAGGCTGTCCCGGGCCATCCTGGCCCTGTCCGGCCTGGAGGACGACCCGGAGGAGCAGGCAAAAAACTGATTCGCCGGGGGGACCCGGACACGCTGCTGGCCTACTACATGATGGTAAACCACGGCTGGCGGCCCCAGAAAGTGGCCGGGCTTCCCACCCGGGAGAAGATCCTGCTGGCACTGTTCGCGCTGAAGGAGATCAAATCGAGGCCGAAGCAGAAGGGAGGCGGGTAAATGGCGGCGATTCACGAGGAGCTTACGCTGGCGGACCGGTTTTCCGCCACCTTCACCCGTTACCTGGGGATGCTCCGGCAGTCCACCGGGGCCAGCGCGGCGGCGGCCGCCGGACAGCGGCAGTTCCACGCCGCCTCCGGCGGCGCGAAGGACGCCCTGTCCCGGATGGCGGAGGCCGCGCTGGACGCCGCCTCCGCCATGGGGGACGTGGACGGCAGCGCGGCGCAGGCCGCCGGCTCCTGCCAGCGGGCCGCCCGCTCCCAGGAGCGGATGAACCGGGGCATGACCCAGGGGAGCGGCGCGGCCTCCGGCCTGGAGCGGCGGCTGGTGGCCCTGGCCAGGGCCTATCTGGGTCTGCGCACCGCCCAGGCCTTCATGGGGCTGACGGACACCTTCACCCAGACCACCGCCCGGCTGGAGCGGATGAACGACGGCCTCCAGACCACGGCGGAGCTTCAGGACATGGTGTACCAGGCCGCCCAGCGTTCCCGGGGGGCCTACCAGGAGACGGCGGACATGGTGGCCAAGCTGGGCACCATGGCGGGGGACGCCTTCGGCAGCAACGCCGAGCTGGTGGCCTTCGCGGAGCAGATCAACAAGCAGTTCGCCCTGGCGGGCACCAGCTCCCAGGGTATCCAGGCCGCCATGCTCCAGCTCACCCAGGCCATGTCCTCCGGCGTGCTGCGGGGGGAGGAGCTGAACTCCGTGCTGGAGCAGGCCCCCACCATTGCCCAGGCCATCGCCAAGTACATGGGCGTGTCGGTGGGCGGGATGCGGGAGCTGGCCTCCGAGGGGAAGATCACCGCGTCGGTGGTGAAGAACGCCCTGTTCGCCGCGGCGGAGGAAACCAACGCCGCCTTTGAGGACATTCCCCTCACCTTCGGGCAGGCGTGGACCATGGCGGGCAACGCCGCGGTGAAGGCCATGGAGCCCGCCATGGAAAAGCTCACCGGCCTGCTGAACAGCGAGCTGGGGCAGAAGGCGGTCAACGGGCTTATCGCCGGGTTCGAGCTGCTGGGCAGCGTTGCGGCAGGGGCGGTGGACCTGCTGGCGGCGGGGGCCAGGTGGGCGGCGGACAACTGGGGCTTTGTGTCCACGGTGCTGCAATTCGCAGGGGGCGCGCTGATAGCCCTGGCGGCCCTGTCGGCGGCCTCCGCCATGGTTCACGCCGCCGCCTGGGCGGCGGCAAACTGGCCCCTGCTGCTGTTCATTGCCATCATTGGCGCGGCGGTCATGGCCATGTACGCCATGGGCATGAGCAGCGAGGAGGTGTTCGCCACCATCGGGGCGGGCCTGGGCTGGCTGTACGCCTTTGGCTATAACCTGGTGGCGGCGGCGTGGAACCTCATCGCCACCTTTGCCGAGTTTTTCGCCAACGTGTTCGACAACCCCATCGGAGCCATCGCCAACCTGTTCCTGGGCCTGTTCAACTTCATCATGGACGTTGTGGGCGCGGCGGCCGGGGCCATCGACGCCCTGCTGGGCTCCAACCTCTCCGGGGCGGTGCGGGGCTTCCAGAACCGGGT